TTTTACATGCGTGCTATGAAACCTTCCACTTCAGGTGGTTGGTCATACATGGGCGCAAAAAAGAAATGGTCAGATCAAGTAGAATTACCTTTCAAGAAGGATTCTTACTGGCCTAAGAAATCAGTTACAGAGCAAGTGCTTGAACAAGTACACGCATATGAAAACGGTCGTGATGCATGTCCCTTTTTAGGAGCACAGCTTAAAGACGAACCAAGATCATATGAAAAGTGTCGCGTTGCTAAAACACGAGTTTTCTGTATGTCACCTTATGATGCTACTTTATTGAATCGTATGTATTTAATGCCTTTCTATACTCTTTTGAATCAATATTCCGATATTTTTGGAACTCAAATTGGTATAAATATGCATTCCACAGACGTGGACGATTTAGTAAATGGCTTAAAAGACTTCTCCGATGAATACATGGAAGGAGACTATGGTGGCTTTGATACATCTATGCCCTATGACATTGGACTTATAGCAAATACTATAGTTCATAACGTTTTAGAGCATTTTGGATACAACGACGAATCATTAAACATCGTTCGTGGTATTCTTTCTGATAATTTATATCCTACAATAGTAAATACAGGAGATATTTTTGCAGCTCCAGCGTTTCAACCTTCTGGGAAGTACGCGACGGCTGAAGATAATTCTTTAAGAGGGTTAGCTATGTTAGTTTATGCTTTCATTTCTATGAGACCTTCTAATGAAGATTTTTTCAAAAATGTTAAACCTTGTATTTATGGCGATGATGTTATTGCTGCTGTTAAACAACCTTGTAAAGGATTTTTCAACAACGTAAACTATCAAGCTTTTTGTAAGAATATATATGGAGTAGATTATACTAATGCTGCTAAAACCTTAGAAATGACACCATTTCTCAAATTAGATCAAATTTCATTTTTAAAAAGAAATTTTGTATTTAGAGAAGATTTAGGTCATTGGGTTGCACCATTAGATAGACAATCTATTATGAAGGCGATATGTTATTATCTACCTTCGCGTGAAGTTAATGTAGAAGATCAAATGATTGATTCATGTACATCAGCTTTGCGAGAATTGTTTTTTCACACAACTGCTGAGGATTATTTTCATTTAAGAAAAAGATTCGCCGAAGTAGCTAGTGAAATTTATGACAGACAATATGATGTTGTCTTGTCTGCATTTCCTTCATTTGAAGAAGTGCGTGCCCAAATTTAT